GCAGACTTCGCCTTGCGCCCAGTCAGCCAGATGCGCAGAGAATATACATAATGCATAGCCTTTCCGCCTGGAGTGATAAAGGGTGTCGTCATGGCGACGATGCGTGCGTTCGGACCCTGCGGAATATTAGTCTTTAACTGGTTGAGGACCAGAAACGCAGACTTTGTATTCGCAATCGGGATTGTCAGCTTGGACATTCCCTTGGAAAGAATACGCGCCTTCATTGCCATGGTGGATTGAGGATTGAAGTCCCCTTCCACATCGGACACAGTAGGAGTCAGAGCCAGCGAGTCCCAGATGAACAGGGTTCGTTCGGCACCAGAGGCTAAAACAGCCTCGACAGTCTCTAGAACATGCTCCACTGATTGTGCCTGGACATAGATCAGATTCTCTAAATCACATCCGGTTCGTTCTAGGAAACCTGGGTCAATCGCTGACTCTGAATCCATATACACCACGTTCATGCCCATTTTCTGGGCATTTGCAGCGCACTGTGCTGCCATAAAAGATTTACCAGTCGATTCAAGACCAGCAATCTCTGTAAACTTGCCAACGGGAATGCCGGCAAGCTGGCCGCGACAAATGATAGAATCCAACCAGCGCGAGCCAGTGGGAATCCATTCTGTAACTTCTGTAGGATTTGCTTCCTTCAGGTTATGGGCGACTTCCACACCCGAAGTTTTGTTGATTAGACTGCGCAGGCCATCAATTGAAATCTTGCCTGCTTTTGATTTACTCTTTGCCACTGTATCTCTCTCCGTATCTTGTATAAACTTCAGCTAGGAAGTCTTTGTGAAGTCGTGAGACTTCTTCTTGAGTTTCACGTATCTGGCGCTGTAACTCCAGCATCCAATACAACATGATACCAAAGCACAGCGCCGTCAACATTGTTTGCTACTCCGTGCCGTTCAAGACGCGCTCGATCTTGTCGAGGCGCTGACTTGCCTGGATATTCTGTACGATACTCCATCCCGCATAAGCGACGAGAACCACACTACTGATCACGATAATAAGCGTATTCATTTATTCAGCCGCCGAGTCGTCGTCGTCGCCCGCGGAATCATCATCGTCCGCGGCAGAGTCGTCGTCGTCTGCAGAGGGGCAGCCAGTAAAAGTTACGGCAGCAAAGCCCATCAAAAGGGCAAAAATCGCAAAAAGTGCGATTCGGTTAGTTCGAGCAATCATTTTTTTTACCTTTCTAAAAATCTTGTTCTGTTATGACCAAACATCCTTCGTTGATCAATCGTTCATAATGACTATGATACCCTAATTCGGACACCGTGTCAAGTACTATTTTTCTCATAATCTCAGATTTACCGGTGATGACACGAACGGGAAGTTCGTTGTTATACACAAAGGTGTGGATCTTCTGAACAACCCCCTCGTGCCGCTCACCGTGTAAATCCAAGGTTTTCATTAGTTGAGAGTGAGGGTTCCAGCCTTTGTCTTGACGGAAACATTAAATCCCGACACAAAGGAATCAGCCGAGAAAAACTCAAAACGACCTTCCTTGCTCTCGTTGGCAGCAATCAGATCACCTGCTCGGACACGAACCTCGGTTGAGATGTCGCAACGTCCGCGCTTGTAATCATACTGGGTAGTGGAATACTCAAGCGAATACTCGCCATCATAAATCGTCTCGGCCAGCTTCTCCTGGATATAATCCTCAAAGCCAAAGTCGCCGCGATCATAGTCGTCCAGCATGTCATTGGCACGCATGTCGTTAAGGATATCATTCCCCTCGGACACTTCGCCGTAAGTGCTGTATACCGGCACTGGCGAAACCAGCAATCCGGCGAGCATACTGGCGGTACCAGTCTCTCCCACGCTTTCCTGCACGTGGCTCTCGTTAATGTGCCAAACGTCGGCACCTTCACTGTAGCTGAGGGTTACAACGTCGTCCTCAGAAACATTTAGTTCTCTCAATGTATTTACGATATCACTCATTTTATCTCCCTATTCTGTGATAATGTGAGACCCCTGTATCCCCGGGCCTCCCTGCGGCGGTAGAGTCTACCCTGCGTTTTTGGTCTCTTGGACCTCAACGCGAAGCTCTTGAGCGAGCGTCTTAACTTCCTGCATAGCCTTGCGCACGCGAGTTCCTGCAGCGTTGTTACCGCTGGTGAAGAACTTGTCGTGATCGTCGCGAGTCTCTTCAAGAAGCGTAATCAGCGTCTCAAGTCGGTTCGTTGTCGTAGTAGTCATAACTCTTCCTTTCTTTAGTGAGGCACCTGATAACCCTGTGCCTCCCTGTGGGGGGGATATTTAGAGCGACCCTAGCTCTGCGAAAGCGGCATCGACGGCGTTTCCTTCGCCCTCGGTCTTATTGCCATATCGCGTGGTTTCGGAACTGACAGACTCAGGATCCTCTACCATGCCATTAACGAAGGTGTCCAGGGATGCCTGAACATCTGCGCTTGACTTACGCTCAAACAGTCCGGAAAACTCCGGGATGCTGTCAAGCAGTTCGGCACACTTGTCTGGCGTCATGTCAGCACAAAGTGCAGACGAGCGACGTCGTGGAACAAGCTTGGTCTGAGGGAACGAGGCGCCTGGAGGCTTTCCATACGTCATCGTCAAGTCAGTGCCAGCTTCAGTATCGGTGATGTCACCGTACTCAGGATTGAGCACAAGCGTCAAAAGGTTCTCGTAAGCAGTCTTACCGTAGCCCCAGACGCGGATGCCCTTCTCTTCCTCACCGCGAACCATCACGGGGCTGAAGAAGCGCTGGCGAACGAAGAGGCTCTTCGCCGTCTTCTTGGAATGGTCGTCGTTGTTATCAACGCCCTCTCGCCAGAGCTGTGAAGCAAACTCGCAAACAGGGCAGTCGTCGCCGAAGTTACGCTTCGGACACAGGAATCCACCCTTTTCTACGTTGTAATGGAACCACATCTCCTTGAAGGGGTCTCCATCAGCTGTTGGGACAATACGGATGTCTTGCTCACCGTCAACCGGACGCCAGAAAACCGAATCTGAGGAGTTGCCCTCTCCTCTAAGGGACGCGAGCTTCTCTCGCATCTTATCTAAGTTAATACCCATTTTAATCTCCTTTTTGGGTTATAGTACGATCAACTAATCTCTTGATCGTCTAGTAGTTCTGCATACGATTGTACCACAGATGTGTACCGAATGCAATAACAATATTTTTGTTCATATGTGGTCTTAAAGACTCCATAAGAAACATTCAAGGCGTCATCGACGCGCGACTTTACAAAGTTATTAATCTTTCTAAACAGTGTGCCGTCGTTCTTCAAATCATCCTCGCTAATACCATAATAGTATACCACATCTCGAACTCCTGTCAAGGGGTAAAACCATTTTTCTGTGTGATTTCTCTCATCCTCGTCCGTAATATCAACAATACCTACGGTTGCAATCCTGCTTGTGTTGGCCGGGTGGATGAAATTGCCAATTACGGGCTCTGTGTGCTTAAAAACATTAATCATGTGGATAGTATTCACAATTGCCTGATTAAGTGTATCGTAATATCCAATGATGGACATGTCGCCGATGCTGTGCTCCAGAGCGCTGTTGCTTACCATAATCACACTCTCAATAATACCAGAGCGAGCGTACTCTTGCAAGACATTTCTAACAATCTTTTCCTGCTTCTTCTGAACCTCTGACATAATGGCGGTGTCGCCCTGAATGTAAATCACTGTCAGCCTATTCTTGTTCAGCTGCTCCAGCAGGCGCAGCGAGCCTCCAGAGATCTGTCCGGATCCCGCAATGATGACACTAACGTCCTCGTTGCTGAATTTTAGTTTCCTACGGAGGTTGGGGAAGTTTTCATCATAGTCCTCGTGGCTGGACTTCTTTCGGATTGTAATATCCGCTGATTCATCTGTATCAATCCCAAATGTCTCATACTGGGGGAATTTGGAGAATGCTTTGGCAATATTGCAACCAGCTTTGCCTAGACCTACCACTATCATTCGTCATCTACCCATTCAAGAATAACACCCTGGTCAAAGCCGCCGCGCAGGATGCGCTTAGAAGTAGCCTGGGCCATGATCATGCTATCCCTGATGTCTAGCTTGTCACAGAGAAAGTGAAAGATCTCCATCACATCAGCTGCCTCCTCTGCGGAAGGGTCCTCTGTGAATTCTTGGACCTCTTCGTGGAGCTTCTTGAAGGCATAGGAAAGGAGTTCCTCTTCGTCTGCCTTACGCGTGGCAAAGGACTTGCCGTCGTCTGCAATGATGCCGGGGATGCGATCCCTTACTAGTTTTTGATAAATCTTCTTCACAGCTTTAATTCCTTCATTTCTCCGAGATTCTTACCAGCGGAGACATTAACCTTGAACATATCATAACGGGTTTTCTTGAAGGTGTCAAGTAGATTTAACAAATCATAACGATCTTCTTCGGCCAAATCAATATAGACCGCATCGTGAATCAAAAATGAAATATAACTCTTCTTTTCCCTCAACAACTCAAATACCTTGTATGCCTGCTCATGCACCATATCAATAGTGGTGCTTTGAACGATGTAGTTAAGAGCATGATGCTCATCTACATTCTCTATTATTCTACCATAATCTGTCTCAATTTTACAGCCATCCCAGTACTTATTTCGCACTAAATCCTTGCTATAAAGTCGCTCTAAGTCCTTGTTTTCTTTACTAGAATACAGCCACGCAAAAGTCTTCGTCTTGGCTTCCTCACGGGTCAGCCGACCTCCAAAAATGTTCTTTACATTCCAGTCATGAATGTCATTTTGGGGCTGTTCAACGCCGGCCAATGCCAACAGTACTCTTAGCTCTGCGGCGTTAAAGTCCAGTTCAACCAAATAGTCATTAACAGGCTGAATACAAGCTCGGAACTCTTTGTTCATTGTCAGAATCGGAAAAGTGTGGGGGTGTGTAGAGAGTCTGCCGGTAATCGTCCCCCATGGGTTATAGTCGCATACGTGTCGCACGTTATGCAGGGTGCGGTGGAAGTTCATTCCGCGGACTGAGCTTAAAAGGTGCTTAATGGGGTTGATATTGATGTTTAAGTGCCGGGAGCGGATATCAACGAGCATCTTATTGAGATTTAGCATCTCGTCATGATTCTTAGGTCTCGGAAGATTCTCAACTACATGTTGGGTAATCTTATTTTTGGCACTTAGGTACTCATAAAGGAAATATTCGGGCAATACGTCATAAAGGCAATTTTCGTGCAAAGAAAGCTTGGCAGTGTTGAAGGCTCTCAGACACGATTTAAGCGTCTTCTTGATCTTTTCCCAGTCCTCCTTCATATCTTCCGGACAAACGTCTGTAAGAGGCGCTCCTTGGCTGTAGATGCGTCCTAGCTCGTACGCCTCACCGTGCATATGCTCGGACATCTCCCAAGTGGTCCCTTGGGAGGGTACATTGCCTGTTGAGTGAATGTGGTTGTCGGCGAAATATCCGACGCAATCTTTCTTATGATCCAGAACCTGAAAAAGCAAGTTTTCTCCTAGTACAACTGCTGGCTAACTGCTCCAGCTGTACTAATATTACCAGATCTGGCCTGATTGTCAAGCCCTTGTCGCACAATTTCTTGATTTAGCATCAAGTAGCTCACATCATAGATATAATCTCTAAAAATTGTATTGATGTATTCTGCAACGTTCTGAAGGGGCGTTATTGTGCTATCGGGGGGCGAATTATATATAGTGGCAATTTGACGTTCTACTTGTTTTAGGTTTTTTATCGGGTTATTTACCTCATTGGATCGTAATTCGAGGTAAAGGAGAGCCATGAACTTATCGGTCAATAATGCATCCACACCCACTGTGGCCCCCAAACGAGTGCGTACCGTGACTCTCTGTTCCCCACAAGCATTAAGAGTAATATCATCATAAAGCGGGCTCTGCTCCTGAAAGCGGGCATACGAGGTAGTGATAAAGGACCTTAATAACTCTATATCTGTTAGGTATGTTGGCTGATAGTAGAAATCAAAAAATGTATCTTTAGTTGGAATGACGAAATCATTGGTACGATAGTTCGTTAAATAGGGCATAATGGCATCACTGAAGAGGTCCGCTGTGAGGAGCCATGGCAAATTTTTATTAACAGTGAATCCAAACTTTTTCGCAGCTTTTATATAGAACGAAAAGTTAGGGTCCTTAATATAATTATCGTATTTATACGTATCGTCCGCAGGGCGTCCTAGCTCTATAGCCACCGAGAGTCCAGAACTTAAGCTATTGGCAAACCCACCCAATAAATAATTAGAGCGAGTTACAGGGAGAGCTTCAGATAGATTCTTGAGATATCTTACTAGTTGATTTGCATAAGTCTGAAAATCAGTTGCTTTGTTGTAGTCTCGCAAACTCATCCTATTAACAAAGGTCGTGTGAATCTGGTCCAAGAACTTCATGTACTGTGCAGATGAATCAGAAAAGCCCTGAACAGCTTTCATGTTTGTTATGGTCTGGTTGCCGGTGCGATTAAGGGCGCCAACAATGACTCCCTTTTGCATATGCGCCACGAAGGCATCAAATGCATCAACCACAAAGTTAAAAGCTATAAGATTAGGGTCGATACTATTTTTAAAAGACTTTAAAGTGGCTGGGATGGGGGTGATCGTGTTTTGAAGAGGATCCACCAATCCATAGAACTGCTTATCGTACCATGTATCTAACGGTTCTACTAAATAACTGGGATATACAGCATCTTTGTAATATTCTCGCTGGAAATATAAAGCATAAGAGCTGAGGGAGTTTTTTCCAAGCGGTGTTGTGGGATTATTAGGGGGCATTTTGTATTAGTCCTTCCCGACTTCGTGCCACCAGCCCAGCAACTGTCCGCGCCAGCCCGATCCGTAAATTCGTTCGCGCTCTAGCTCAACTTCGGCTTGGTGGCGCGAGGCTGCATCCGTTGGATCATCTGCGCGCGCATCGACGCGAGCTTGGTGGCGAGCGGCGGCAATTCGACGATTGTCGCGCGCGGGGTTTCTTTCAGGAGGGGGAGTTTCCCCAATGACATTAAGCATGGTAAGTGAGTTATCGGGCTGAGCAAACTCGATGGCTTGATGAAGCGCGTCGATATTAGTATCAAATCCGTCTGGAGTGAGTTTAGATCTTACCCCAGTCACTAGATAGTAGCCGTGAAGTCCGAGATAATCAAGCTGTTGAGTATCGGCGTCTAATAAGGTTGGGTTAATATAGATATACATGCCATTCTTATATAGATTATTTCCCACTAAATCTAAATTCGCTGAGTAGAGTTCTCGGAGCTGCTCGGCACCTAGGGCGCCTTCTCGTTGGATCTTAGCTTCTCGCAAGAGGGGCTGGTCTTCTCGGGAGAATTTGAGCGTTTTGAGGAGTCCGCATGATGCTCCAATATAATGATGGTAAATACCGCGGTTAAAGTCGGCATCATAGTCTCCTCGGAGATTCCTGGGGCGCCCGTCTGTTGGTAACAACACAAGTCCTTGGCGGACATGAGATGTGGGAGTAGAGGGAAGAATATCGCTCCGGCGAGCCAATTCCGTAACCTTGGATTCACTAGTTACTTCAAACCAGGATGGTCCTGAGTTGGTGTCGTCCTGATATGCTACGGGCTGGGCATCAAAGCGTTGTTGTAATGTGAGGTCGAGCCCAAAACAAGCTTTTCCTAGGGCACGTGTGACCAGCTCTGCACAAAGTTGTTTAATGAAGTAAAGAAAATAATATGTGGGCCTCATTGGCTTCACCACTTTATTTTTAAAAAACAGCTGGAATGCGTCAAGGGAAATAGGAATGTCTCCAATATTCATGATATTACTAAACTGATTGGCCGTACTAAATGTCTCCGGATCGCTAGCTATCAACTGCTGCATAAACTGAGCATCATTAAGGTTGCCGCAGAGGAGTTCCTCTTCTAGGTCTTTTGCTTGAAATGCTACGAGAGGGTTAATGACATCAACATCCGATAAGAACATATCAAAATGAATTTTTTCGCCTCCGTTGTTTTTTTTCATTTGCTCTATAACATTATCAATCAAGTCGCCCAAATAAAAGAAAGGAATTGCTGTGGTATCTGAAGAGTTGCTAATTTGATCATATCGTGCTGTCTCATTTTCGGAATATTCTTCTGCGGCATTTGCTTCACTGTCATTTTCGGCGTTTCTGATAGCCTCCAATAGTGTCAGAGTATGTCGGCCGGCGTCAGCGAATTCCAAGGTACCAGTGTTAGGATTCAGGCGCCTTTTTGCGCGAGCGGCTCGTTGTTCTTCGGTTAGTTTGTGCCAAGGGGTAAGCTGAAATTCACGGGGATCTACCATGAGATAATGAATCTTTGAGTTCGAAGGTTGTGTGAGTTCTTCAAGAAGTTTTCTATACTTAACCAACTGGTTTTGTTGTCGTAAGCGCTTCTTCTCTTCTAGCAGCTCTAAGCGCCGTTCGTTTTGCGTACTTGTTCGGTTATCAGCACCGAGATCGTCGATCTCCTCCAGTTCTTCGTCGATATCTCTGAGTAAATCTTTATGGGATGCGATATCTTGCGCAAAAATGTCTGCCTTAGGCGACGTCAGAAGTCCCGCTATTCCCGCTTGGTAGTCTATCGTTAGTTCCAGAGAGCCATCCTCATTAAAATTCAAATTATGGCGTACCTGAGTCAAATAGAGAGATACTTTGGTCTGCTCTATAGCCCAACTGAGGGCTGTTGCGTCTATATTAGAGCCCGGGGCTACCCAATCCTCCAAATTCTGTGGAGCTGACCAGCCAGCAACCACTTTAAGTCGATATTCCCTACCTTCATAGAGTCTATGCTTATGCTTGGATACTCCGTCGCAAACGGATTCATTCGACCCTAAGGTGCGCTCGCGTTGATCTTCTTTCCTTTTGGCTGATGGGGAATTAATCAGTAAATCCAAAAAGTTGGGCTCTTTATCGCCGGCTTGAGAGGCTCCGCGAAAGAAATCATTGATGCTTTGAAAATAAATAACCAGTTCAGCAGTTATATTATTATCCACTTCTTCAGGCTGAACTCCCTCTAAGGACCAGGAAAAAGATTTAATGCCTGCGCCAGGAATGCGTCCTCGTGAGCCGTCTAGGATAGCAGCGACATCGGCGGGATCGACAAAGTTGGGGATCATTAACTCATTCTCGATCGGGAGTCGAGTGTCTGGATCTATTTTGGGGGAACCGTCCTTATTATACTCAACACGATATATTTTTATAGACGGTACCAGTGCAGCATACACATCCGGGCAGAGGCTTAAGATCTCCTTGATCCGTGCGGCGCGAGAGCTTTGCGGGGAGCCATGATTGAGTATGTTGGGGGTTACTGCGGGTGCGTGGGTCGCGGAGCGCAACTTCATTGTATGCTGGTAGTCTGCCAAAAAGGCGGGGATGGTCGTTCGGGCGGCAGCTAATTCTTCAATGTTTTCCATTAAATAACATTGCATGTCGAAGGGCGTGAGGTTCCGTGCCAGTCCGGCGAGAACTTCCTGGAGATCTCTAAGTGAATCTCCCCGGAGGTCAGCGAGCCGCGGCGCCAGGGGGCGATCAGGGAGGGGATCGTCGGGGGCTACTACACCAAAAAAGTTCAAAATAGCGTCAAACTCTTTCTGCACTCCCGCCTCGTATTCGGGAGTGCCGGGCGCCGGGAAGGGGACCGACTCAGACTCGAAGATGGGCTGCAGGAGAGAATCATAGTCCTGGAGGCGTTGGGGGGCCATAACTGCATCTATGTGCTGCCTCACAAGCGTCTTCAAAGGGGGTGCGTGGGTATTGGCATAGAAGATCTGCGATCCGGCCTTCCACGCCTGATCCAGCCCGGAGCCGACTAAACTGAATGTTGGGTCGCCTAGAGGCTGGCGAACATCAATGTCTCCGGGCACAGCGCTCTGTTCGCTCGCAGACATATTAGCCCACGGCTCCATGCGAACGGTTCGGATATCATGAATGATACCGTCCATAATCGAAACCGAGTTCTCCCAATCGGCTACAGGGTAGATGGGCCTTCGGCTCGGATTCCCGAGGATGCCGGTCTGGGGGAAAGGTAAGAAACAAGAGGCCGGGTCCGTGCAGTCTTTAAGTTCCGGAACGTCTGTGCCATTGTTGGACGTCGCTTCTACGACCGCCAGGCTATCGGCTATAAGCTGACGAGTATCTTGCGCCAAGATAAGTGCTAGTTGTTGGTATGCTTCTGCTAGGTCAGAGGGAACCGTGGGGGTCGCAAGAGCCGTGGTATTAGTGGTAAGGGCGAGACTGGCGTAGTCGAGGGGAGCGCCGGCATTGGTCAAACCGTCCGCCCAAAACTGGTATTGATCTGGGATTTCAAAATGCACGCCGTCGGACTGCAGCGTCAGGGTTCGCGTCAGAGGCACCATATCATAATAAGTCAATCCGGTGGTGCTGTTCGCTTTTTCCGCTACCCAATCCCGAACAATCTGCCGTGCGTTTTCATACAATCCATCCGGCTCAGTGACCCAAGAGCGCGTCGCGGTAGCATATGAGGGTCCTAGCCAGCGAACATCGGATACACCCGCCGCAGTAATAGCGTCCATCCATGCGTCGATAAGCTCGTGGTATCTAGACTTGGTGAGGTTCCCTTTATAAGCGTCTTCAGAGTCATTGGCGCCAAGTTGTATAACAACAACCGTAGGCTTAAAATTGTCGAGGGCATTCAGAATATCCTGAGAAGGTTTGTCGCCGGATGAGTGGCTCCGGAGTCCCCAGCCGTTCGTGGAAATGACATATGCCTCGGGTTCGGGTCCGGAAGACCCGCGGTGGTCCCAGTATTCGTAAAGGTGTGTAGGAATCCATCCTTTGAGTGTGGTTTCTGAAACGCCCTGTCCATTGGGTCCTGCAGGTCCATTGTGGTTACCTGTCTGGCTATCTCCAATGAGCAGCATACGGACGCCGGATGAGCCACCAGATGTAGTAGCTGTGGCCGGAGAAGTGGAAGGGGCGCCGGTTGTTTGTGATGTACCCCGGGAAAGTTGCCATGCTTTGTTATTAAGGTACTGTAAAATAGCTGGGTTTGAAAAGAAGGAGTAGTTAGAGGCGTTCCGCGTGCCGTTCGCGGGGAGTCTGCTGCTCTCGGGATTGGTGATGTCGGAGACGTAAGGTGTCGTCTCCATAAAAGAATATTTTCGTGTGATGTTTGGTTGAGCAACATAATCAACGCCGGTATCATATTCAATATCCTCATCCTGGAACGTGGCGCCCGCAGAGCGCGTACTGAGCATTCTAAACTCCTCCGCCTCGACGCGGTAGTCCTCAAAGACTTCGGGGTCGATGCCCGTGAGGAGTCCGGCCTGACGGAAGACCGTACGATTGTCTTTAAAGCGTGATAAGTCTCCTAGTGCTGCTTCGGCTTGCGTTTTATTCACCACCAAGTCGTTGGTGGCAGCTTTGATCACATTCCTATGATCGTAATATCCCGCGTCGAATTCACTGGCTTGTCCGGTTCCCACAAACTTATCATAAGCGATCTGGGCAAACATCGATTTTTGATAGTTGCGGAGCAATTCCCTGAAGGCTTCTTTGACTTCATAGGTGATTATTGATGTTGTAGGGGGTGCTGAACTAGTGGGGGGCATTGATTCTTAGCCTCCCTTAAATGCGCGCAGGCATGCCTCTAGAGGGGTGGGAACATAAATGGTGTCGCCAATGACTATGTTAGCCTCTGTGGGTTTCTGATTAAATTGAGCTATGACCCACCAATAGCGCGATGAGCCGTAGTACTGATGTGCTAATTTATAGTATCTATCTCCGACTGCCCAAATATGATGTAACTGGGTGATGGACCTCAGTGCGCGCTGGTCGGGATAGTGAAGGTACGGTGATCCATAGTGCCTGATGGAATCCACCCCACGGGGCTTGATTATGTTCTCATAGAGTTCATTGTCGTTTCGAAAGATTATACGATTGTCATAGCGATTTGTCATTTTGGGATCCTTTAGTCCTCTATTCCGTAATCACGATCAAGAATATCAATAGCGCGCTGCCTGATAATAGGACCTGGCTCGCGGAATGTGAGAGCCATCGGGGCGCCCAGCCCGTCGCCCGGGGGGAGCGGCGACGAGAGGTCGGCCGCGGGGAGTCCGGTGAAGTCTTCGGCCGCGGGGGTCACCTCGTGGATGAACGTGGTTGCTGTTTCGATGGTCTTCGTTGATGGCATGTGGGGGTAACTATCGTTTACATACCTATCTCCGAAGACATAGCCGTCATTCATGGAGTCATATCGCCACCCATTCAGGTGTTGGTGAAGGACGGTAAATTCAAAACTGAGGCTAAGTTTTTTGGGAATATATAAGCTTTGATTGGTGATGTGGGTCTCTCTTGTATCATGAGATATCGTAGTGTCGGTGGGGTCGTCGTCGTAGTTGTTGTAATACTGTCCCATCCACCTTCGTTCTTCGAAGGGCATCTCAACGGCATTTTCATAACTATAGCCGAATCCGCCTTGGGACATGTCCGGATTGTAGCTAAGTCCGCCTAAGTAACCTATTAATTGGCCACTAGCGGCAGCATCAGTAATCAAGTTTGCCCATTTAAGCCCTATAAGGGGGGCTGCTTGAAGTGTTTTTCCCTGTCGGTCTCGGGATGCATTCGATGATTGTTGATAAACTGGGTATAAAAAAGTTATAAGCTGATTTACGCGATGCAGATTCTTTCTAGCCATTTGCAAACTATCACTAACCACATCAAATCCTAATGATATAGTGCGGGAGGTGCCCGTAAATGTCGCCAAAGGGTCCATGCGCCCATACACTTTTGTAGGGGTCCAATCGGACGTAAATTTATCATTGAACTCAGTCACCCAGCCCTCAAACTCTGTTTCTTTACCTGTTGGCATGTGTTCAATCTTAATCTTAAAGAACTCATCGTTTCTCATTCGTGGCATCAACACGGCTTTATTCCTCCCTACCCGTTCCCAAACGGACTGAGGGCTTTGCGTCCAGCGTTGGAATTAAGCCCCTTAACAACTAGTTCATCAATCTTTTCTTGGCCGATATAAACAGCGATTTGCTGTGTGCCCGCTGTTCCGGCGTTCATATTATTTAACTGGCGGGACAAGTTCGCTATAGCATCTGTCAGTTGCTGTGTGACGGGGGCAGAGGTAACACGGGATCCCACAGGCATCTCCACCATCTCCGGTCCATGTTCGCCGACCATGGCTACGGAGGTAGCTTGCACAACGCCTCCGCTGGCGAAGCGAGCCTTAGGCTTGACTGTGGTGCCGGCGCTGCTGGGATCCCAGAGGCTATTTCCGGCCATGTTCCCTAGAACACCGCCAGCAAGCCCTCCGATGCTAGCATACATCAGTACCTGCGAGGCTGAAAGAGCTGCCATGGTGGCGCCGACGACTGGTATCGCAGCTGTAAAAGCCAGCATCAGCCCAATTCCAGCCCCGAGGCTCGCGCCGATGGCTGTCATATACCCAATAAAGCCGTCTTTGGTCTTCAGGAAATCTCCAATGATTGTGGCAAATTTACTTATTTTTTCAGTGAGGGGTATGATAACCTTCGTTATCACCGGCTCCATATTGAGATAAAGCGATCTCATAGAGTTGCTTAAAGCATCTGTGATACTTTGAGTTTTGGCCGCTTCGGCGGCGACCTCCGCCTCCTTTATGCGGCGAATCTCCATTTCTTCATTGGTTTCCCCCAACAGCTCTTTAGTCTCTGTAAGAGAAAGCCCCATGGCTTTGCTGACAGCCATCAATTCAGCGCCACTTAGATCTTCGATCGATCTGCCAGCGGCGTCGAAGCCGTCACGCAACATGCGAATACCCTCAACTGGATCTTCATATGATGCATTAAGCATGTCCATGGCATTGAGGAAAGGTCCGCCTAAAATAGCATTAAGTCGCCCGACTTGGGCGCCTGCTTCATCGAAGGTCTGGAATCCTTCCGTGACTTTTACCAGTAAGCCCATCTCAGTGCCGAGAGCTTTAGCGGATACAGCGAGGTCCTCGAATACTTCTTTGCCGTCTTTGCCAAAACGAACCAAGAAGTCGGCATTTTGTATAAAGTCTTGTCCGACATCATTTATGTCTTGACCAAGCGAACGAGCGATCGAGGCAATATCCAGCATCAACGCCTGGCTCTCGCTTAATGACATGTTCATCGACTGCGTGGCTATCTGCATTACTTCGCTTTGCGTGCCAAACTCTAGTCCCATTGTTTGCAGTAGCGCGGTGCTTGTGCCAAGATCTTTCTGCTGTTGTTTGGACAGATATGTGAAGTCTGTATATACATTCTTTAGAGACGTCACTGCGGCTGTTACATCGCCGAATGTCACCCCTGCTTGAAAGGTCGAGCGCTCGATATCCGCTATTACTTCGTTAAATTCATTGCCCGCGCCTGTGCTAGCTCGGAAGCTGGCGAGAGCTGCGTCGGTCTCAAGAGCCATTGTGGCGAGCGAGTCGATCATCTTCATTGCGATGCCAATAAAGAGTGTTCCAGACACAACTCCATCCCTAAGAGTAGTACCAAACCCCAGCATGCTGTTTCTGCCGCCATTGATGATTTGAGACAAGGTCTCCATGGGTCCAGAGAGCCCTAGGACACTCTCTGCCATCGATTCGAAGGCTTGGGTGCCTGCGGCGAAGGAGCCTATTCCTTCATTGAAACCCTCCACATTTTCGGTGGCTTCTTTGAGGGCTGCAGCCACCTCTGCCATCTCAGCGGCGCCGGCGTTGTTGTCGAGCGCGGTGTTATAATTGGTCTGGGCTGCTGTAAGTTTGCTGAGAAGGTCCAGGCGCCTCTCTTCCTGCGCGTTGAGGTCGTCCAGGTGTTCCTTCCGCGCCTTAAGGTCGTCGAGTTCAGCGTTAGAGACACTTCCTCTAAGCGTCGAGCGCTTTTTGCCGCCGGACTTGGATGCGCCCGAGGAGGTGCTCCCTGACTTAAGGTGGTCGAGGATCTGTTGTAAAAGTTGTTCTTGAGTTAATGGAGGTGCCATCTAGGTCCCCTAGTTCTTGAATGGCCAGCGGAGACCTGTTTCACTCTCAAAAGCCTTGACTGATCGGTTCAATTTATATTGGGAATTAAGTGTGCGCTGATCGCCCAATCCATGTTTCATATAAGAATCCATGTAACGCTTCTCTCCCGACAGGGCGCCCATGAAGCTGTCGATTTGATTCTTGGTTCCTCTGAGACCCAGGGGAACATCAAAGCCAGCAAAGTATAAACTCAATAGTGCCTTGCGGACTTGTCCAGCGAATTTACTATATACGCGTTCGGAAAGTTGTCCATCTAAATTGTTAAGATTTATAACGTCTTTTGCCAGTTCATCCATCTTTTATATTCCTCTTATACCTATAAATAGTTAGAACAGCAAGAAGTGCTACTTTTGCATTGCGGCGTCGTTTGCTTCTTTTTGTTTTTTGAATTCTTCAATGGTTCGTTGGAGGAACCACTTGCGTAGGGCGACCGGTAAATTATACATTTCTGTAAAGGACCATCCGCCATAATGTTTAAGAGTGAAGAACTCCTCATAAACACTACTTTGATACTCAGAGGTCAGGCCAAAAAAACTTTGCCGTTAATGGCATTGTTACCTCGCCTTCATGATCGCATTGGGCGCAGGTAAAATCAAATGTGAGATCCACATCTGGCTTAAGGTCTTCATAAGTGGTCCGCAGAAAGCGTACATCACTGAGAGGCATGAGATCCACAAACTCGTGGAGCATGGAAGGCTTTGTGACCCCATTAACCGAAACAATAACTGACTTAAGCAGATCTGTAACGGGAGAGGTCTCTTTGGTTATCCGCTTCTTGTTCTCGATGGTCTGGGACAATGTCTGCTCGTCCGCTGATGTAAGCAACCGAACGGTCAAATGGACACCAGCAGCCGGTAAATCAAAAGTAAAGGTTCCATCACCATTGTCTTCTACATTATCATTAACGGTAGAGCGGCTGGACTCGATGTCTTCTAGATTAAATACCTGATCTGTCTTGTTCTGGCACGAGGGACATCGCGTATTTACATCATAGTGAGGTCCATATCCTGTGATGCGGGCTGCAACTAGAATGGCGTTCTTATCTCCCAACAGGAGGGTGCCAGGGTCAATGGTCTTGTCCTGAATAACAGACTGGACCAGTCGGTCGAGTACTACGCCACTCTTAATGAGAGAAGCCGAGGTGAGAATATCCTCTTCCTTGGCGGTCATGTGCTTAATCTCCACCGTCGCGGCTTTATGCAAGGGGTGCCCTTCAGCATAATAGGCGCCGGCGCTTGGTAGCTCCACAAACTCCGTGGGTACCACGAAAGAGAAGATATTATTCTCAGCTTCTATAGTTGGGGTGGGTGTTGGCGCGTCGGGGTGCGGTGCGCCAAACCGCTCTTCATTATTCCTTCTTGACAAAAGTCACCTTCTTTCAATCTTAGAGATCAGTAGCAGCAGCTACAGCGGCTCCAGACACATACTCAGCCCAATCATACCTGAAAGTAATGTCAATATTAAGGAGAGTATCATTATCGTAGTTAAGATCACCAAATTTAGCATCCGTAATAAAGGAGTTATTCAGTGTCCATGTTCCTACCAGTCCGCCTTCGCCATTGAGTTCCTCAATGATCACATCGCCGACTACGCGGACAGCTGCGGCTTTATTAACCGTAGATGGAGCCTGACTTGGGCTAAGGAATACATCCTGCTGAACGTCGGGCTTCAGATAACCCGAATTAACGAGTGCATCATAAAGAATCTGGTTGCCGTCAGGATTGACAGCATTAACGAGGACTACCGATACTGGTTGCCACGTAACTACGCCAGGGTAGTAATAAGTGTTACCCAGGAACTTGTGCTCAGTGGCTCCGACCTGATAAGACGGCTTTGTTGCCGACTTGGCCAGGTACTGCTGGTAAGTGAACGCGCCGTTAGCAGAGGCGAGATTGGGTAGGGTGAGCAAAAAGCGATGTGATCGCCGGGGCTCTGATAGTGCGCTTGTCCAAAATGGCATTTAAATAGTCTCCTGTAATCCTTATATTATATAGTGAGGGCAGCGCAAACTACCCTCCTTTTTATATTAATCCTCGAACGATGCTCCAGTGCGCGAGATATTGAAGTCGATTGCAATGTATTCAATAGCTCGGGTTGGCTTCAAGAAAATCTGTGCATACATAATGTTTCTATCCACCAGCTCTGGTGTGGTTGTGGTACTATCCAGGACAACCTTAAAGTCCGACAAACCAAAGTTTGTTTTCACATCCTGCAAGAAGGGATTAACCTGAGCAGTGAAGCGCAACCATGTCTGCTTGACGTTGGGGTCAAAGAGCAGACCAGCTGCAATCTGAGAAATACGCTTCTTGACGAAGATCATCAAGCGTCGCACGTTAATGCGATCCAGTGCCGAAGGTGTAACCTGCAGGGTCTTCTGACCGAAGATTACAATACCCTCTGCTGGGAACTTGGCGATTGGGTTAATGTTGGCTGTATAGAGGTCATCACGGTCCTTGCGGCGCAGCTGGTGAGCTACATCGACAACGGGGATACCTGCGGAACCTTCTGTGAGTCCGCCGCGGTTGAAGCCGGCTGGAGCGAACCAGACCTGCGTCTTGCGCTGGGAGCTTGAGAAGGTACCCAAAGCAGGGATGGATGGCGGGAGCCATACCATAGCGCCGTTGATGGTGTCGCGGGCACGGACCCATGGGTAGTAGGTGCAACCGTAGGAGGAGTTAAGTCCTCGCGAACGGAGACCGTTGATAAGAGTTGTAATCGTGCTAGCTTTGTTCAGACGATCCACCGATGTACCCTCTTGTCGTGGTCGGAAAGCATCCGGGAGATCAATAATGGCTAGAGCGTCTGCACGATCCTCGCATGTATTCACTAAGTGTGTGGTAAGCCCATCATTAGTGAGACCCGGGATGGTGGCCAGGTTCATCTCAACTGCCTCTGGGTCGGCGATGGTGTCGATTGTTCGTCGAATAGTATTGAGAGTATAGCTCGTTGTCTCGGATGCTCCAATGTTGTTGTTGGAGAAAGCGTCCATATCTGTGATATTAACACCATCGAAACCGCCATACATTGGAATGCTGAATCGGTCATAACCGGCATCGAGCACACCAGATACTGCACCATTAGCGCGAGTAAGGGAGCCGCCGCGGGATCCGCCGACTGCCAGATTGTGCGATCCGCTGACCCAGATACCCTGGGAGCCGGAAATATCATCGAGACTGAAGCTCACGGAGCGCTCAGTGATACCGCTCTGCGCTGCAGCATGCATATCGTCGGCAATGCCGCCGCGGGGGCGGAGAAGATCGATCGTAGAGCGATCGAATACTGTGCCGCCGGCGGTCTCTGTCGTCTGGAATCCGAAATATGCGTCAGTTCTATTGCTAAGTCCGCCATCCGAAGCACTGAGGCGCAACTCTGGCGCTGGGTAGTATAGGGAGGCTGACACGGCTGAACCGGAAGCGTAGAAGGGTCCGAAACCATCAGTACTAGATGGAATTGGTCCCGCAGCGCCGCTGACCCAGTTGCCTACGGAGCGCGAAAGGAATGTTTCGTTATCATACTTAAGCATTCCCTGGAAACCGAAGGGGAGCAGCGAGGAGTCGGCGCCGTCGGCAGCCGAACTCATTACAACGCGAATGTGATTAGAGTTGTTGGGCCAGTCTCCTTCTTGGCGCAAGCGGCGAGAAGTAGAGTCCCACACACGCTGCTGTGTTCCGATCTTTCGGGCAACATAGTTAAGCGAGTTAGGGTTAAGGTCACAGCCATCAAACTGCTCAATAATGCGGACTACATTATCTGAATCACTGAGGTGTCGGACCACCACAGAGAAAGTACCATAATCAGTGCTATTGTTAGTCGAGCGCTTGATATCCTGGATGGATACCTTGATGTTTCGGTTAGACCAATCTCCGGGCTGCTCTAGAGCTTCGATGTGGAAGAGATTTACGGGGTTGGCCGAAGGAGAAAGGCGGCAGCTGATAATGTTGGGCGTGCGGGCCGACTTAAGATCAGTCTTGTAGTTGCCGCCTTCCTTATTGCTTGTTCCGCCGTCGAGTTTGACGATGGATGCATAGGTTGTGGCGGCTGTATTGCTGGTCACATTAGCATTCAGGTGACGATCAAAGGTTTCACCCAAGAAATATTTCACCAGAGCGCTAGAGTCGGTAGTTGTTGCATTCGTCAATTGAGGGTTAGTGTTAAAAACCTTACGAATGTAGCGGCTGTCCGTAGTTGTAAAATTGAAGGTAGTAGTGAGGTCACTTGATCCCTTATAGTTATTGACTACAAGCTTGAATTCCTTATTAGGTCCGACTGCACGGACAACAGCATTTGCCGCGGCAACATCAGCGCCATCTGCAGGGGTTACGTCGGTGAAGTCTGCTAGAGCACCACTAAGGGCGAATGTTGTGCCACTATCGGTGCTGTATAAGATTGCTGCGAGGGCGCCGTCAAGTGACGGCTCTACGCCGCCGCCGAATGATCCAGACAGTGTGTCGCCTGTGCCGGCTGTGACACTCCAGTACGTTGCATTGGAAGATGTAAGCTCGCACACTTGTCCGGCAACTCCAGCTAGTGCTGATTTAATGGTCACCACATTGGATGCAGCAGTGGCTGTAAGTTTTGGGGTGGATCCGGAATCGTTGATATGGAGAGCTAGATTAGTGGCTAGCTCTGCGTTGGTGGTGCCGATGCCTACCTGGCCAGCGGCGTTGCTGGCGCCGATGGTCAGTAAGAAATTACCGCCTGACCCTGTAAGTTGAAGGGTTGTGCCGGTCGAGCCGACTGAAACACAGTCTACACTAGCACTAGCAGCAGTGGCGGCGTCTTCCTCGAAGACAACGAGCCCCCATGCGTCGCCATCAGCCTTCCAGCCAGCATTGCCGGCGGCACTTGGCGTTGCATCAACATTGTTGGCGCCCAAGAGGCGGATATAGGTTAGGGGCGAACTGTTGCGCAAGTATGCCTGTGCAGCATACATGCCATAGGTTGTAGAAGATTTATTCGTTCCCTCTCGCCATACATCTTCGCTGGCTCCACCAGGAGCAGGGGATCCAAAGATATTGACGAACTCTTCAAAAGAATTCACCGTGACGGGGCGTAGGGCTGGTCCGGAGGCGGCGCGTCCGATGACGAGCGGTCCAATGTTCAAACCGGACTCGGGGATCTGCGAGTTATCGATCTCACTAACAAAAACCCCAGGGGATACGAATCTGTACTTTTTAACTGACATTAGTTATGTTCTCCTACACATTAAGAAATGTTCAAAAGTAAATAGTCGTAAATAGTCTGAATGGTACTATTCTCTATAAAATCCATCTTTAATAGTGTCAGGTATATCTCCAACGATTGTTCTTTCGCGAGCAAACTGAAATTCTACTGCGTTTTCGCGTTTCACAATCTTAGGCTTTTCTTGGTTTTCGCCGTCGCCGATCAAATAACCCAGTGTTTCAATATTAATCGTAGTTTCGTAGTTACGCTGATCCATTCCGAGGGCTGCTTTATTGGAAGTATCTGAAAAGCTTCCGTCGATGAAGATCTCATAGTAATGTCCTTCATTTTCTATTCGTCGTGGCGTGCGAGAGTTACCGGGGACCGTCAGGAAGGGGGTCACCATGGAGTTTAGTTGCTGCTGATATTCCGAACGCACCGTGATTTCATAGACTACTTTAACCCAGACTGGCAGCGGGATGGTAATAGTCTCATATACAGTCTTAGCTGCCGACATATTGCGTTTATTGGTATTTTTCATCTTGCTCGCCACGTTGCCGTTGGCACCTAGGCGGCGATTCGCTTGTGCGTTTTGAAACTCTGCAGTTTTCTTTTGATTGATCTGGCGGGCAATTGTAATAGTGCCGCCTTTAGCATCATTCTCGGGATAGAGATTCGCCCACACAGACCCCTTAAATGCCGGGTCCTTTGTAACGCTGGCGCGATTCACTGTAATCAAGGGCAAGACCAGGGTCTCCTCTTTATCTCGGAGGTCCTTGTTGTGCTTAATCTGATATGCTCTTTCGGCTGTTACCCAGAGTACTGGGACCTTCTTGAACCCTTCATTGGTTGAAGTAGAGATATTAAGAGTCTCATCAACGAACTTTAGCATGGCCGCATCAATCGTTTCTAAAGTGGAAGATGGAACCTCAATCTCATGAAGGTGCTCGGCAACCTTGGGATCCCCCACGTAGTCATACTTGGTCGCCTCTTTGTCCTGAATCTCTGCTTGTGTTCTTTTGCTTCGTGACATCTAGATTACCCCACAAAGATGCCGGTTGGCACGTTTTCAGTAATCTTCTTCGCCGAGTCCTGCAAGGATGCATCCACGGTTGCCAAGTTAGCATACGTCGTCTCCTCAAGAATTGTCTTAAGCTCTTCACGGAGCTGATCCATTTCAGTGCGAGCTTGGCTCAGAAGGTCAGCAGCATTGAGTGTAACACTTTCTCCAGGGATCGGAACAGTAGAGAATTTGCCCCGGACCTGACCCAACATCTCCTTAGTAAGAGCTAAGGCGAAACGTCGGATCCACTGTTTGCCAATTGAGTTAATCTTTTCATAGGGGATATTCTCGAAAGGAATTGTGTTAAGATTGTTAATACCTTTAGCACCATTCTCGCCGCGGCCAGTTTCGTCCCACGGCTCAAATTGGTTCTCAATTGTAAATTGAATCCAAATCTTCTCGGGACTTGTGCTATCAGGTCGTGGGTAAATCCGCAACATGTTATCTTTAATCTCGTAAGAATAGTGAGATACCCGAGTATAGAGCGCATCTTCGTAGGCCATCGCCTGCAGTTTGTTTTGCCACGTGGGAACAATTTCAAAGGTTGAGTCATCAGCGTACTGTCCATAAGTACGCATATTGCCAACTACAGAGAAACCACCATAGTAGCCGTAGAATCTCCACATCGCTCGCGGCGTTCTAAAGAACACTTTTCGCACAATGATACGCTTATCTTGCACTTGTTCGTAGTAGGGGGCGAGCGTGTCTGTAGCCGAGGAGGCGGATATAATCGACTGAATATCATAGTCTTGCTGTCCGGATACTCGCGCTAGTGATCCTGAGTATATGGGGACTGTTCCACCGAGCCCGGTTTCTGTCGACATCTGCTCTGTAACTCTGCGCACGTATCCATACTCAAAGCGAGGATACCGTAAAGCTATGTCTGAGCCCGAAAGAGCGGATCCGGACTGGATCTGCCCGTCCTGATCGAATGACCCTGTGGTAGA